AGTTAATGACCAAACAAATGGTTCAAAAGCTGTAGCAACAGCAGGTTCAGACGAGTTGTTATCTTCAATGAAACTTATCAAGTCTTCATTTGGTAACATCACAACGTCTTCTGCAGGAGATCATTCAATTCCTATAGCAGCACGTTTACCAGGTGCAACAGCACTACCAACAGCAACTGCTTCACCTGCAATGGTTGTAGCACGAATGGCTCGTTTACTTGACCAACAACAAGTGGACAAACAAGGTCGTTGGCTTGTGGTAGATCCAGTATTCATGGAAATAATGGCAGACGAAGATTCACGTCTTTTAAATGCTGATTATGGTGAGTCTGGAGCACTACGTAATGGTTTGGTTCTTAATAACCTACACGGTTTTCGTGTGTACTCATCTTCCAACCTACCTTCAGTAGGTACAGGATCAGGTACAACAGGTTCTGCAAACCAAAACACTAACTATGGTGTGATCTGTGCAGGTCATGACTCAGCAGTAGCAACTGCAGAGCAGATCAGTAAGACTGAAACATATCGTGATCCTGACAGCTTTGCTGACATTGTTCGTGGTATGCATCTCTACGGCAGAAAGATTCTTCGTCCAGAAGCAATCGTAACTGCTAAATACAACGCAGCGTAAGGGAGAAATAAATTATGGCATTAGGTGATAATACACTTCAAGCTGCAAGGGGAGCCAATGCTACCCCAGGCAGAAGCCCCTACATGGTTCAAACTGTTTTGAATTTAGCAACTGCTTTGTCTGACAAAGGTAGCGCACTAGCTGCTTCTGATGTCATTCCAGTGATTGCTGTCAAAAAAGGAACTATGATCCTTAACGCAGGTATTGAAGTAGATACTGCTTCTGATGGTTCTACATTTACTGTAGACCTTGGAATGGTAGACGCTGACGTATTTGTTGACGGATTTGACGGAACATCTGCTGCAGCAGTAGTTGCACAGAATCCTGCAGCCTATCAGCCTGTAATGGCAGTCGCAGATGACAACATCGACCTAACAATTGCTACACTATCTGGTGGTGCAGTTACTACAGGTAAGATGCGTATCTGGGCAGTTATGATGGACTGTACAGATCGGGGTAATGACGGTACTGCTCAAGAAGTAGATCGTGATACACTTGCATAACTAATTTAAGGGGGCAGGGAAACTTGCCCCTTTAAGTTTATCTAAGGGATTTTTTCATGGCAACTTATGTAGTCTTAACAAATCAACTGCTAACACGTTTAAATGAAGTCACACTAGACACTGCAGGTGATGGTTTTACAACTGTACGTAACGTTCAGGCTTTAGCTAAAGATGCTATTAATAACTCCATTAGAAATATAATACAAACAGGACAAGAGTTTCCATTCTTAAAAACAACTAATACACAAACACTATCAGCAGGAACAAGGCAGTATTCTTTTCCTGATGATTATTCTAGTGCAGACTGGGAAACTTTTTATATTAAGAAGTTAACATCTGTTGATAATACACCAATGCACTTACCTTCAATTACATATGATGAGTACATTCAAAAGTATAGACACTTTGATGATACAGGGGATGCGACAGGCATATCTGCTCCTACTCTAATATACCAAACTAATGAAGAAAAGTTTGGATTGACACCAATACCTGATAACTCATACGAAATAGAATATGTTTATTGGAAGTTTCCTTCTGATTTATCAGCCTTTAATGATACATCTGTTATACCAGATAGATTTAATCACGTAGTTATTGATGGCGCTATGATGTACATGATGAGGTTTAGGTCTAACGAACAGAGTGCTGCAATGCACCAACAAAACTTTGAAGATGGTATTAAAGCTATGAGAAGAGTTCTTGTAGATGAACAACTAAGAGTGAGGTCAACAGTTGTTGATAGAATTAACTCTTCTAATCAAGTACTAGGTAGAGTATTTTAATGCCAGATAATCTAGCATCGTTTAAAGTTTTCTGTCAGGGAGGACTAAATACTAGTAGGGATGTTCTATCTCAGGGTGAGACACAGCCTGGATCTGCTACTGCACTTATTAATTACGAACCTGCTGTTACTGGTGGCTACAGAAAGATAAGTGGCTTTGCTAATAACTACGGTACTGTTACAGGAACAGGATCTGTATTAGGTGTCTGTGTAGCTAATGGTATTAACGATGGTATACTAGCTTGCAGAAAACCTTCATCAGGTAACAACTACTTACATAAATGGAATAATTCTAGTTCAGCCTGGGACGCTGTGTCAACTTCAGGTTCACCTACAATGGTGGGAGTAACTAAAGTTAGATTTACAAGATATAACTTTGGTAGCCCAAAAGTAATACTGACAGATGGTGTAAACCCTGCAGCTACTTATGATGGTACAACATATACTCAGATTACTCACGCTAGTGCACCTGATGATCCAAAATACTCTGCAGTATTTCAGAATCATATGTTCTTGGCAGGTGATCCAAACGAAGATACAAACTTATACTTTAGTGCTCCATACGCAGAAACAGACTTTAGTGCAGCAAATGGATCAGGTGTTATAAATGTAGGTTTCCCTGTCGTAGCAATAAAGACTTTTAGAGATTCGTTATACATTTTTGGTAGCAATAACATCCGTAAACTTGTTGGCAATAATATATCTAACTTTGTTTTAGAAACAGTTACTGATGACTTAGGATGCCTAGCTACAGACAGCGTTATAGAAATTGGTGGTGACTTACTATTCTTATCTCAAGATGGTCTACGCCCAGTGTCAGGTACAGATAAGATTGGCGATGTAAACCTTGAAACTGTATCAAAAGACATTCAGTCTATTTTTACAGATATTATTTTTGATATTGATTTAGATGGTTTAAATGCTGTTGTTATTAGAGGTAAGACTCAGTTCAGATACTTCTTTGCTGCTGCAGACACTCAAGGTGTTATAGGTGGTTTTAGGCAAACACCTAACGGTCTACAGTTTGAGTACAGCCAGATGCTAGGTATTACTGCTACTTGTGCAGACAGTGGTTATATAGGTCAAAATGAATTTGTACTGCATGGTGCTTCAGATGGTAAAGTGCATAGACAGGAACAAGGTAATAGTTTTGCAGGAAATAATATATTAAGTATATTTCAAACACCATTCTTTCATATGCAAGATCCAGAACAACGTAAAGTATTTTACACTGTAGCTACATACTTACGTTCTGAAGGTGACAACTCAATAGTTATGTCGGCTGTGTATGATTATGAGGATGTAGATACTCTTAACCCAACAAACTTTAATTTATCAACAGCAGGAGCAGCAGCTTTCTTTAACGAAGCAACGTATAATAGTACTGCAATATTTGATGGTAATCCATCACCAGTACAAAGAACTAATATATCAGGATCAGGTAAATCAGCATCTTTCAGATATGTAACTAATGACTCAGATGCGTCACACAGTATACAAGGCTTAGTGATTACATTTGGAGTAGGAGACAGGTTATAACATGGCAGGTTATTCAAGACAATCAGCAGCAGATATTATCGCTAATGCGGTTATTAAAGCTGCTCCAGTAAACGCAGAGTACAATGCTCTACGAGATACTTTTGCTTTAGCGACTGGACACAAGCATGACGGTAGTTCTACTGAAGGTGGTTACGTACCTCTAATAGCTGACAGTGATGCAATAGACAAAGTTGTAATAGATACTACTAACAATAGAGTAGGTTTCTTTAGTGAGGTAGGTGGATCTGCAGTAGAGCAAGTACGTATACAAGACGGTGCTATTGTTCCTGTAACTGATGATGACATTGACATTGGTACATCCTCATTAAAGTTTAAAGACCTTTATGTTGATGGTGTAGGATACATTGACTCTGTTACAGTGACAGGGGCAGCTACATTTTCTAACATAGACATTAACGGTGGTGCAATAGACGGTGCAACAATAGGTGCAGCATCCGCAGGTGCAGCTACGTTTACTGACCTTACTGCTACAGGTACTACAACAGTAACTACAGCAGATGTAAATGGTGGTAATATAGATGGTACTATAATAGGTGCTTCAACAGCAGCAGCAGGTACATTTACAGCTCTAACAACTACAGGAACTTCAACTCATGCTACGGTGGATATTAATGGCGGTAATGTGGATGGCACAACAATTGGTGCTTCTAGTGCTGCGGCAGCTAGCTTTACAACTGTTTCTACATCTGGTCAAGCGACATTGGCGACTGTTGATATTAATGGTGGTGCTATTGATGGTACTATTATCGGTGCTAATAGTGCTGCAGCCATAACAGGTACAACTATAACTGCAAGTAGTAACTTTGCAGGTAATATTACAGGTGATGTAACAGGTGATGTAACAGGTGATGTTACTGGTGAC